ATCTGGTGAGTGGCAAATTTATGTGAAGGACAGAGGCGATTGGGAATGGGACAGGACAGTTGGTAGTAAAAGAGATGCTATTAATTGGATCAAAACCCAAAAAGACGAATCCATAAACGAAGCAGGTGTTGGGCGTATTACAAAACAGAACGCAACCAAAGACGCACCAATTGGTAGTGAGTTTGCAAATGTTAAGAAGCTAGGGTTGGGCAGTGGTAAGCCCAAAGAGCTACATGCTAAAGCAAGAAAGAATTCAGATCCCAATACACTATTCAATTTAGGTATTGGAGAATCTAAAGAACAAGAATTAGATGAAAGAGGCAGCATTACAGTACCATTTGCCAGTGGAACAAGTGTTACTATTGCGCCACATCGACCATTACGAGTTAAAAAGTCCACTAAAGGGAGACTACGTTATGAAAACCCTACAGCCAACACAAATAAATCTAAACGAGGAAAAACAGTATGATGAACACTTACAGCGTTGTATTAAAGAACTTGAACAAATTGTGGAGGATCTCACAGGGTCAGAAAAACCAGGTAGTCGTCCAGGTAGTTTAAAACGGAAAGCAGCGCAGTATTTGGGCAAAGGAGCCGGAGAAGAACTAACTAGAACAGAACTAAAGCAGTTACGTGCCAAGGCAAACAAGATGAAAAAGTCCACCAAAAAGGACGAACGCGATCGTGGTATACAACTAGCTAGGCAAGTTAGTTTTGCTTTTAATATGCGAGATAGCAAATGAAACTTAACTTTGATATCAAATGTAGTGATTACACGAACACACCAGCGTACAGAGTATTTGTAAATGGTGAACTCATGCTTGAACGTGATTTTGTGATACCCAACGACGAGTTCAGTCACTATAACTTTACTGGATTTATTGATAGTGAAACAGCAAATATACAAGTTGAGAGCGTTACACCAGGCATTACATTTACATACGACAATGTGAGATTGACCAATGAGAGCGAATGAATTTATTAAAGAAACAGCAAGTGCTGGTGCTACCACAAGCGGAAATATTGCTGTAGTAGTAAATCCAGCAGTTGCTCGCAGTAAGAAAAAAGCAAAGAGTGTGAGTGCTTTGGATACAAACTATAGTTTGTTTGGCGCTGGTATGATCAAGCGCAATCCTAAAAAGCCGCTAGCCGCATTATAGCATAAATATAATATATGTTTTTGAGGTTTTAACTATGAATGATATTGCTAATACACGCAAAAAATTAAAACAGATTGCTGAAGGCAGCTTGGGCGATATGGCCAATCGCTGCGAAACAGATCACGAAGTTCAAATGGCACGTGCAGATCTATACAAGATCGGCAAGTACGCAATTGAGCTACACGATATGCTTCGTAACGTAAGCGAAGAACAGGGATTAGAAGGCTGGGTACAATCTAAGATCACCAAGGCAGCAGATTACATGGGCAGTGTTAAGCATCATCTCGAGTATGAGATGAGCGGAATGAATTCTGACAATCAGGAAGCGATGCCAGCAGATGCATTAGATGCACTTGAATCTACAGAAGCAGACCAAAACAAAAAGAATATGAAAGCCGAAAGTAAATTTAGCGATTGGAGTAAGAAATGAGCGATTTTTCAGACCTAGTAAAAAAACTAAATGCAATCTCAAATAACGAGGAAACAGTAAGTGCAACAGGCGATACTGTTTATAAGCCAGTTGAGGAAGCAGTCGCTGGAACACGTGAAACAGCAAGTATTCTCAAAGCGTTTAATGAACTTGAAGAAGCAGCAAAGCCAGACTATATTGATTTAGATGGCGATGGCGATAAAGAAGAATCCATGAAGAAGGCTGCCGCTGACAAGAAAGCCAAGAAGGAATCTGTAGCTGAAGACAAAGCTAACGAAGATGTGCTAGGTGATATTGCTAGTCGATATCGTGACTTTATGAAGAGTGAAGTAGCACAGGGTAATGATCTAACCACAGTTGATAGCGCAGTTAAAGAAGCCACAAGTTCTGCAACAGCAATCGATGATAGTTTTCAAAAGATGTTTAATATGATGGGCCGTCTTATGAACGTTACAGCAGAAGGTGCAGTGCTTAGTAAAATGGTAGAACGTGAAGGTGGTGATGCTGCATGGATTGCAGATGCACATCAAAAACTAATTGAAGCTATGGAAGCTCTAGAAGAAGCACATATGTATAGCAACCCACCAGGGGAAGATGACTAATTATTATGCGTTCCTCAGAATTTATTTCAAAAGCAATTACTGAGGCTGAGTTTGATGAAGCAGCCGGCGAAAAGGATGCCTGCTATCATAAAGTAAAATCACGTTACAAAGTTTGGCCAAGCGCATATGCTAGCGGTGCACTTGTAAAGTGTCGCAAGGTTGGCGCAGCTAACTGGGGCAATAAGAGTAAAAAGTAATGCGGGTCCACGAGTTTACAACCAACGAAGATCTACGCAAGTGGTTTAAGGACAAATGGGTTCGTTTCGGTCCTGATGGTAAAATTCGTGGCGACTGTGCTAGGGATAGTAATAGTGAAGGCAAGCCCAAGTGCTTACCACAAAGTAAAGCACATGCACTGGGCAAAAAGAAGCGTGCTACAGCAGCAGGCCGCAAGCGTAGAGAAGATCCTAATAAAAATCGTAAGGGTGCAGCAAAGAACGTTGCTACCGAAGGCCCAATTGGTAAAGCAGTTGGTGCTACAGTAGGTGCGGTTACTGGCACAGCAGTAGGTACAGTAGGTGCCGCAGTGACAGGAAAACCAAGTAAGATATATAAGGGTGCTAAAAAAGGTGCCAAGCTAGGTAAAAAAGCACTAGGGTGGGCATAATGAGATTTACTGAATTTGATTTAACTCCAGCGCAACGGGCTATTAGAGAACACATTAAGCGTGGCGTTCCTTTTAGTGAATGCATGTTCCGTCCCGGTAGTGAAGCATTTACAGAGTTTTATACTCGTGTACGTGAGATGCGTGAAAATCTTGACCTAGACTGGCAGGATGCTGAACTACTTGATACAAACATTGGTGAATGCATTATGGTAGAGGGCGAGAGTGTTCCTCTTGATGTTCCTATAGAAGAGATACCAGATGATGCGGTATCCGACAGTGATCCTTTTAACGATGTTGCAAGAAAAGAAATGAAACAAATGATTGCAACTCGATTAAATGACTTGGCGCCTGTAGAGCGACAGGTAGTTTTATTAAGATATTGGGAAGATATGTCAGTAAAAGAAATAGGCGAATACACTGGGTTAGGAACAAGACTTGCAAAATCTAATCTAACCAAAGCTCTTCATAAAATGTATAAAAATTGGGGTAAGGGCAAACACAGCGTAAATTTAAGGCAACTTATACAAAAAGAGTCTGTTGACATTGACGAAGCAGAGTACCAGGGACGCAAAGTTAAACTAAACTCACCCAAGCGTGGTGGTCCTAAGAAGTTCTATGTATACACTAAGAATGACAAGGGTAATGTTATTAAAGTAGCATTTGGTGCAAAGGATGGTGGCGGCAATCTTGCAGTTAAACTAAAAGATCCTAAAGCACGTAGAGCATTTGCTGACAGACATAACTGCGAGAAAAAGAACGATAAAACCAAGCCAGGTTATTGGGCTTGCCGGTTGCCACGTTACGCAAAGTCGCTCGGACTGAGTGGTGGTGGTACCTGGTGGTAAAGCCCTATACTGAAACTCGTAATAATAACGTAATTATAAGACGTTTCTCCGCAGACATTAATAGTGAAGAACTAGTCTGGCACAGAGATCATTCTGATCGTTATATAAGTATAATTGAAGGTACAGGCTGGCGCTTACAAATGGATAACCGGTTGCCTATGATATTGGAGCCCGGTGATAGTTTGCCTATCCCTAAAAATACCTATCACAGAGTATTAGCCGGCAGTACAGACCTACTAGTAGAGATAGTAGAGTATAAATAGTATAGAGGGTAATACAATGCGAGCAGATCTTATTCGTCAGACACTATCACTACTAGAAGAAGTAGGCATGGAGTATGTAGCAGGCCGTGACTTTAACAAAGTCATGGATTTAGCTGATTACACACTAGGTTCCTTCTCACACGATGAGCCAGATGTTCGTAAGGTGGATTATGAAGTATTCCAAAAGACACGCGATGGTGGTTTTGAATATAACGATAAATTTTATCCTCAGGAATTCTACAAGAAGGTAGCTGATCTCAAACTCAGCCCCTATGTAAAACCACAAGAAGCCGTCGAAGCTTTCAAAGCCTGGGTAGCAGCCCATTAAATAAATACATAAGCAGGAGACGGCTATGTTATCAAACACCACATTTCTGAAATGGTGGGTTCAACTCACCATTACTGTATTCTCTGTAGCAGTCATTACACATCTTGGCTGGTGGGAAGCACTATGGAATGCTGATCAAACTAAACTCAGCCTGGCTATTCTAGCTATGTTTGTATTTGCAACTGGTTTAACAGGTGTTATGAGCAAAAATCCAAATAGACAGGATCTTAGACCTCTAGGTAACTATGTCTGGTTTTGCAGTGAAGGTATGATTACGCTGGGTATGATTGGAACAGTCGCCGGCTTTCTTATGATGTTGGGTACAGCATTTCAAAATCTAGATGTTAGTAACATAACACAGATCCAGGGTGCTATGAAAGACATGGCTGTAGGTATGAGCACAGCCCTTAGCACCACACTAGTGGGCCTTGTTTGTAGTATTCTTACTAAGGTACAGATGGTAATCTTGGAGAACAGCTGGGACAATGGCGAACAAACCAAGATATAAAACTAGCTTTGGATTTATAGACCTACTGTTTAACCTACTGGTTGGGTTTACATTTCTGTTCATACTAGCATTTATTCTTATCAATCCAGTAGCAAAAAAATATGACTTTGATCCCAAGGCTGAATATCTAGTTATAGTAAACTGGAACCCTGAAAGTTCTAGTGATATAGATTCTTGGATAAAAGATAACAATGGCAATGTGGTTGGGTTTAGAAACAAAGATTTTGCACTAATGAATTTAGATAGGGATGACCTTGGGTTTTCTAATGATACGATAATTGATCCAACTGGAAAAATATCACAAATAAAGATCAATCGTGAAGTAATTAGTATACGCAGTAATGATCCCAGGACTTATACAGTTACAGTACACTGGTATAGAAACACAATAAAATCAGTCACACAAGAAGAAGTAACTGTAGAGTTAATAAAGGTAAATCCATATTTTATAGTTAAAGAAAAAAAAATTGTGTTAAGTAAGGAAGGTCAAGAAGTTCACCTGTTCAATTTGAAAATTAACGCTGATAAATCTATAGAAATAACTGAAACAGGTGAGTTAATCATTTATAATCCTAACAACCTAAGAAAGAAATTTTAATGAACAGTTATCTATTAATGGTATGGGTTGGAGTAGGCATAGTTTGCTTTATACCTTTCTTTAGCAAAAGCAAAGCAGCATTGTTTCTTGCTCCACTTATTATGCTAAGTGTATACGGAAGTTTTTACTACAGTGAAAGTCAGATAGGTAGACCCTATTACGACAAACCGGTGAAATTTCTTTACCAGTATCATAAAGTTGATACTATAGATAACCAAAAATGGATTACACTACTAGCAATAGTAGATAACGACGACAGACTTTATAGATTTCCATACGATAAGAACACAGAAGAAGAACTAAAACGGGCACAGGATCGAAGCAAGAGCGGAACTCCGCAAGTTGGAGAGTTTAAGAACAACAAAAAGAAAAAAGGGGTTGATCGCAACATGCAGGATCTTAAAATGTATGATCTGCCACACACCAAAATAGTTCCCAAGGCTGGTTGACAAACTACAGCGTTACAAGTATAATATATTATCATAAGGAGATATTAATGAGCAACGGTGATCGTGTTTTCAATCAAGAAGAAAAAGGTAAACTAACACAACTAATTAACGAGGGCCTGTCAGTTTTACAGGAAGTTGACGACCTCAGTGGCGGCCTAGATGACACAGTAAAGGCTATTGCAGAAGAAATGCAGATTAAGCCAGCAGTACTTAAAAAAGCAATTAAAACAGCATACAAGGCCGACTTTGCACGCCATAGTGAAGACCTAGCAGAACTGGAAAACATTCTAGCAACTGTTGGCAAACTTCAGTGAATCAAAAGAAACCTTATCAACAACTAGCATGGTTGGGAACTGCTGCAATTCTAGTAGGATCAGTTCTTGCAGCCTTTAATGTTTTTCCGTTATACTTGTATGTGTTTCTGGTAGCTAATGCTATCTGGGCACTCGTAGGATGGCTGTGGCGGGAACAAAGCCTAGTAGTACTAAATGCTGGTATTACTGTGGTTTATATAGCAGGGTTGGTGTTTAAGTAATGTATGTAGATGCATATTTTGATAGGGGACATGATCGTATAAATGTAGTAGAACGTGTGGATGGCAGAAGAGAGTATAGAGAGTTTCCTGCTAACTACGTGTTCTATTACAACGATCCACGTGGCAAATTTCAGACTATCTATGGAAATAGAGTAAGTCGTTTCAGTACACGTAACGGCAAAGAGTTCCAGAAAGAACTTAAAATGCATGGCAAACAAGGAATCTGGGAGAGCGACATCAATCCAGTATTCCGCTGTTTGGCAGAAAACTATTTGGGCGTGGATGCTCCTGAACTACAAACCTGCTTTTTTGATATCGAGGTAGACTTTGATCCCGAACGTGGCTATAGCAGTACAGACGATCCCTTTAATGCTATAACAAGTATCAGTCTTTACTTGAACTGGATCAATAAACTAGTTACACTGGCTGTACCTCCCAAAAGTTTGAGTATGGAGAGTGCTAAAGATATTGTGAAGGATTTTGACAACACGATCCTGTTTGAACGTGAAAGTGAGATGCTGGAGGTATTCCTAGATCTCATTGATGACGCAGATATCCTAAGCGGTTGGAACTCAGAAGGATACGATATTCCTTACACAGTTAATCGCATTATCCGTGTGCTCAGCAAAGATGATACACGCCGCTTTTGTTTGTGGGGTCAGTTACCACGTGAACGCAAGTTTGAACGTTTTGGTAAGGAACAGTTTACTTTTGATATTATAGGCAGACAGCATCTGGACTATATGCAGTTGTATCGCAAGTATACATATCATGAGATGCACAGTTACAGTTTGGATGCTATTGGCGAGTATGAACTAGGTGAGCGCAAAGTTGCCTATGAGGGTACGCTGGATCAGTTGTACAATCAGGACTTTTACACGTTTATTGACTATAACAGGCAGGACACCATGCTCCTGCATAAGTTGGATACCAAGCTAAAGTTTATTGATCTTAGTAACGAGCTAGCTCACGCTAACACTGTTTTACTTCCTACTACAATGGGCGCGGTTGCTGTTACAGAACAGGCAATTATTAACGAAGCACATGAACAGGGTTTGATTGTTCCCAATAAAAAGGACGCAGGTGAAAAGCATACAGCAGCAGGTGCATATGTTGCAGATCCTAAAAAAGGTATTCACGAATGGATTGGTTCAATTGACTTAAACAGTCTATATCCTAGTGCAATTCGTGCTCTTAACATGGCACCAGAAACTATCGTGGGCCAACTACGTCCCATAATGACAGACAATGAGTTAGGCAGACGTATATCTGAAGATGGTGCTTCATTCGCTGGTAGTTGGGAAAACATGTTTGGTACGCTAGAGTATAAGGCAGTGATGGCTGGCGAGCGTGGAACGGAAATTACTATTGATTGGGAAACCGGCGGATCGGATACTCTTAGTGCTGCTGAAGTTTGGCGTTTAATCTTTGACAGTAATAATCCCTGGATACTTACTGCTAATGGTACAATCTTTACATACGAGAAAAAAGGTGTAATCCCAGCACTCCTAGAACGCTGGTATGCTGAACGTAAAGAACTGCAAGCGAAAATGCGTGAAGCAACTGGCGAGGAACGTGCGTTCTGGGACAAGCGACAGCTAGTTAAGAAGATTAACCTTAACAGTTTGTATGGCGCTATTCTTAATCCATACTGTCGTTTCTTTGACCGTCGTATTGGACAGTCCACTACACTCACAGGCAGATGTATTGCAAAGCATATGAGTGCAAAGACTAACGAGCTACTCACAGGCAAATACAATCACGTGGGTGATACAATCATATATGGTGACACTGACTCTGTATATTTTAGTGCTTGGCCAGTAATTCGTGATCAAGTTGAACGTGGAGAAATGCGCTGGGGCAAGGATGAATGTGTAGCATTATACGATACTATTGCAGATGAAGTGAACACTACATTTCCAGCATTCATGGAAAAAGACTTCCACTGTCCGCGTAAAAATGGCGAGATCATTGCTGCCGGCAGAGAAATCATTGGCAGCCGCGGCATCTTTATTACAAAGAAGCGTTATGCAGTACTAGTGTATGATCAGGAAGGTTATCGTACAGACAAAGATGGCAAGCCTGGCAAAGTAAAGGCTATGGGACTGGATCTCAAGCGTAGTGATACACCTAAGGTTATGCAGGACTTTATGAGTGAGCTACTTGAAGAAGTACTGGATGGCAAGGGGTCCGAACATGCCGTGGAACGTATTCTAGAATTCAAACGTGATTTT